ATTATTGAACCTAATAATTTAATTACGGTTAATAAAGAAAGTGCTTTTCCTGTGCAAGATAGCGGCACAATTACATTGCCATTGTTTGCATTCACACATGCTGCCATCTTCATTTAGCGGCAACACTGGACAACCTTTTCCTACGGGCATTTGTGTCATAATTAATCCTTTTGTGCTAAAATCATATCAACAAATTGCAGATCTAAGTTTGATATGTTATGTGAGTGAGAACCGCCGCCGCCCGTATTAAGTATATCATCAGTATTTGTCGCAGGAGCTATCGTACCATCAGCAAAAGCAAATCTTATATGTACACCTCCAGGACTAGAAACTCTTGCGCTATGACCATGTGCTGGCATTTGTGCCACAGTAAGTACATGCCCAACTGTAGACTTCCCACTGCCAAATACAGTAGAAAATCCGTCACCGCCGCCGGTTCCGACCGTTCCAGTTACAACGCGAAACGCTTTGTTATCATCAACCAACAACTTAGTCCATCCAGTTGGCGCAGTTGTTTGATTAAATGTGGCAATTGTAGTCGCCTCAAGTCCAACATCAGTAACAAGTAAGCCACCATCTTGCAGATTGCCACTAGCAGATAGTGTGGCAACATTACCTACAGCAGAGGGTACAATTTTATCTGCCTTATCGGATTGCAAATCAGAAATATCAGTATCGTTGGCTGCAATCTCAGTCGTGTTTGTCGCAATATTAGCTGCATTCGTTGCTACGCCACTTGTCGCTGTTTCCAATTCTACAATACGTGCTCCAGTCATTTTACCATCTTGACTGGCATTTGCTTCTTGCATATTACTGGCATCGGCTAATGAAAGCGCGAATCCACCTTGAGTCACACCATCATGCACATGAAGTGAAAAATTAGTTAGATTGACAATTATTTCACCTTCTAACCCTGTCAATGTTGACATGGAAGTCCCATCTACACGAAACCTTTGTACACGTTTTGCCATTAGAAAACTCTACCCCCTTTAGTCATACTAATTTTCATATGTTTTAGGTGAAATACTTCGCCAATATTAAAGGCAGATATTTCACCTAACATATAACTGCCTGAAACATTGCCTGCAACTTGTCTAATCCTACCATTCTTTTGTATAATATCTGGAATAACTTCTTGTAATATATCATTTGTTCGCCATGTAGTATAAGCATCTAATGTGCCAAACCATTTAAATGTATATTCTGTTAAATCACCAGCAGCTTTTCCGTAATCTTCATCATTAAAAATATCAAGATTCCAATTTTCTTCTAAATCCTCACCAATAAAATCGGCAATATAATCTTCAAAAATATCTGCAATGCCTTCGTTCAACATACCGATAACAGCTTCCTGCACATGGGCCACATAATCAATAGCATCTTCCTCTGGCATTCTAAATGGCCCAACCAAAATTGATGCGTTTAACGGCGCATCAATTGCATCAAGTTTCGCAAAAGTAAACTGATTTATACAACTTTGTAGCGCAACAAAACCTTGAAATCTAATCTTGTTAATATCGCCGGCACCAATTGCATCACCACATAATGAAGCCCCGCATACACCTAATCCACACAATGCAGCAACAATAGGTACTAGAAATATTGTTGCAACAAGTTCAGTTTCATCCATAACAATATCATCAACTGGAGAACAAAAACGACCAATTTCAAATTTAAGATTATAAACTGCTGCATCAGTTGTATTAGTTATTTCGTCATTGCCAAAACCCATCATTGTTCGTGCAATTGACCCAGGTGTATTTAATCCTTTATATTGTATAGGAGGGTCAAATAATAATTTATAATCAACAATAAAATCATCACTCGGAACTCCTGGAAATATTCTATCACTGTCTGTTTGTGTAAATCTAAATATGGAACCATTGGTATCACATACGGCAAAATGTCTGCCAGCTAACGCACCTTCATTTAAAAATAATTCAATTAACGCAGTATGTGATTGACTGTATTCACCCCATTCTTCCGATGGCACATAAAGTGTATAGGCGCGCGTAAAAATTGCCTCTCTTGAATCTTCTGCTACACTAATTGAAATAATTCCACCATCAAAATCTGCGCTAATCCTTGTTGTCATATCATCACGAAGATGGTCTATAGTCGGTATTACTTTGCGATGAAAAAATTCACTCATAATGCCACCCCATAACGTGGGATACTCCTCACCAAATGTGGCAAATAAACCTCTTGGAGTTATAAAAACATGCTGTTCGCGATTGTTCTCAGTAATAACACCAACGGCCCATGCATTAAGTACTTGATGCTCACGTGACAAAACATCATATCTAAATGGATTCGTTGAATTAGTAAATTCAGCCCGTAAAATGCCACTACATGTGTAAGCTAAAAATCCTCTTGAATAAGGTAAAACTGTTATTGTTTGTTTTGCCGCACAAATTATAGATAACTTTTGAAACCCTGCGCCTGTGGCTGTATCTGGCACTAACGCTGTTCCGTCTTCTATTTCGCTAACGTTTACCCTATCCTCAGATAAAATTATCAATCGACCAAACGACTGTGTAACTGCATACACATTTTCAGGTATATTTGTTGGGTCAGTAATAATAGTCCATATGCCAGCAACAAAATCATACGCCAAAAATCCCGCACCAAAGAGTTCAAAATTCGCAAAGTATAATCGATTACCAACTAATGCAATACTCCAAGGCCAAAATAAAGTTCGCGGTGCGTGAGAAAACACAGGAAATAATTGCCGTGTAATTTCATCAAAACGCATAATAGCATCATTTACAAAATATAATGTGCCAACAGTTGTTTCATCGCGAAAAGTTTGAAATCCACGCGGGTCATCAATTTCTTGATTTAAAAGCCAAGTCTTGCCAAATATAGATACAGGCCCATCTACATCAACAATAAAATTAGAGCCTTCACAAATAAAAGGTTTGTCAACCCGCTTTCTATCAAGTATTGGCAATAAGCCTTTAAAACTTCTATATTCAGCGGGTATTTGTGGCATTATTGATTGGCCAATACTTCATATTCAAATTGTATATTGTTGCCGTCTGTAATTAATACCGGAGAAGTTAATGCACCAGAATATGAATATAGTATACCAGCCGTACCTGTAGCTTGGTCAGTTAAAAAGAATCGATTAAATGTGCGACTAAAATCAGCACCAACTGCGGCAAATATAACTACAGAGGAACGAATAGCTTGTTTGCCATTTATTGTTGTTAATAAAGGCCATCCAGCGGCTGATCTTTGAATTGATTGCCGCGCATAACTGCCTGCACTTGTTGGTTCGGTTATTATTGACGGTAATGTGTCAGTATCAATTGGTGCTTGTTCGCAAAGTCCCGCAAAAAAATTAGCTCCTCCAGCAATGGCACTAACATCTTGAAAAATCATCTTGAAAAATTCATCCCATGCTGCATCAGGAATTATATTCTTTACAATTACGTCAGGTGTTTCAGAAAATGGCAATCCTATTTTTTGCGGCAACCATAATCGATATTGGCCGCTAAATAATTGACTCGATTTATTCATTATTATACAATTCCTGTTATGATGCCATCAGTTACAGTTATGGTTTTGCCATCTGTTGTGGTAAATGTGCCAGTTATACTTTGCCCTGCATCTAATGGGGCAACAATATCTTTTATATTTTCAAAATTAGAAAATATATCTCGCTGAATATCTTTTGTATACGCAGGTCGTCTAGCAAAATTAACAATAATGTCTTGTGACGTTGCCATTTAAATTTGAACCCCAAAATGACTGCGAGGTTCGGCCATTTGCAAGGTGGTTTTGTAACTAGAATATAATGCAAAAGATGACCGCGCTCTTTGATCATCAACTGTTTTAAATAATTTTGCCAATGCACCTTCAACAACTGCATCATACCATTTTTCTAAAATCCAATTTGTAACTAACAATCTTGCAGCTTCTTCTTCCTCTGTTGTTGTGGCAGTTAAATAACTCCAATCATTATCCTCTAAACTATATGTTGCCGGACGCTCTGCCACATTACTAAAATAAGTTAATATCGGCGAATAAGTATAAAAAGCAATATTAATTGCAGTATTACCTGTGAGGTCTCCACCATGTCCAGAAAAAACAAATGATATGCCAGATTTATAATAAAAATAAAGTTTTTGATTTTGCCGCTTTCCGATGCCAACATAGTCAGCAAATATAGGATCTCCATTCGGCGCAAATAATGCCGGATATTGCACTGACCTCATTGTACGCCAGATTTTTTGTAATTGTAAATCTGGCGTAAATACAAATGGTTCTGCTGTTGCAAATATCACATCTTCTACGATGTCATTATCAAACAAATAACCTTTTACTGTCTGCAACTCACGAATAGACATGCGGACAAATGATACGGCATCAGCAAATCTATCATTTCTGCCACTACGAAAAAGTGTATCATCAACAGCGGCAGAAAATGTATTAACTTCTGTCATTATAATGCCAAACTTGGTTCAGTTTTTGTCTCGGTAATTAAAACCGTATCATTTCCAGCGGCATCATTGGCATCAGACTCCATTGCTTTTTGTAACTGAGTTAATGCTTCTGGATTATTTGGCGCTGATTCTTCTAATGCATTGCCAGAAGCAGGAATAGCACCACGCTTTAATTTCGCAAGCGCATCAGATGCCATTGACCCTTTATGTGCCAATTGTGTTACTTTAGACATATGTGCTTTTACCGCAGCAGCGGCTTGTGCCATATCAACCTTTCTAAAATGCGAGCTTAATCCTACGCTTTCGGCAAGAGCTTTATCTAATGCAGCAGCAATTTCATCATTATCTGTACTATAAATTCCATTTTCAAACTTACAGCGAATCCTTACTGTCTTTCCCTCTTCGTCCTTATTTTTTATTTTTACGCTTGTTCTAAATGTTGGTGATTTAGCTGCCAAATATTTATGCATCATTTTTATCTCCGATTATATTAACGCTCTAGTGGTAACACTAGAGCGTTAATATTAGTTAATTATAATTATGCTGTTGGTGCCGCAGCAATTGCCGCACGTAATGCCGTAATTTCTTCACGAATATTACTTGCATACGATGGCGGCACATTATCATACTCCGGTGCCTCACCTTTAACCCCTGCGGTTGTGGCATCAGCAGCGTCTGGGTCAGGAATAAATGTAAGCATTATATCAAACAATGCCACAATTTCAGCGGCAGAACCTGCCGCGATAATTCCAGCTACATCAGTATATACACCAATTGGTATTTCATTAATTGCCATTTAAATTGTCTCCTAAGAAAAATGCCATCCTTGGCTGGGGAAATTCCTATAAGTAAAAAGTTTAAATTAACTTGCAGAGGCTGTATCGATACCAGTAAAGTAACCACCAGTTTTTTCAGCCATATACTGCACAGTCATTTCCGTAGTAATCACACCAAAATCAGCATCGACACCTGCACGTGTACCATTTTTATCATTAAGATCATTCATTGTTCTACGTAAAAATCGCATCTTAACTGCCGCAGGATGCAAGATTAACATATTCTTAGTGAATACTGGATTTTCAGTAAACAATGGATGAGTAATCATAACAATGTCACCAAAAGGCGTCATAAGATTTTTAAACTTAAATCCAGCATCAGTGGCACCTGGTACAATATGAATAGTAGAATCTAACCGCATCATATCCTCTACTGTAGCAACAACTTCGTTGCCAGTAAACATAATGCGTTCATTTGGTTGACCTTTTATATTTGTTTCAAAAATACTTTGAAAGAAATCACGCAAGTCAACCCAAGATGTACTGCCACTTTGTGCTTGCACATTAGTAACAATCTGATTAGTAATGCCATCCATCAAACGAAATGGCTTGCCATTTTGTGTAGCAATAGTTTTTAGCCCAAAGATAATTGACCTTTCAATATCTTCTGCATGAAACAATGCTGCATCAGCTTTATTCTTAGCAACAATATCACCTGTATGCCATTCAAGTGCGCGGGCAGTCCCTGTTACATCCCATGCATTACGAAAAATCTGCATGTAATTAAACCTGGGAAAACCTAAATTGGCAACCGCAGTTGGTTTTGCACTTCCTTCTTCGTGCGCAGTACCAATACGTTGCATACCGACAGGTGTACTTGAACCGTCAACGGCTACAATTGTAGAGCCACCCAAACCGCGTGTAACTGTAGCAACAGATGCAGTTACAGAGTCAACAAAAATATATTCTCCCGTTGTTTCGATTAAATATACTTGACCCTGAACAACAGCACTAGCATCAGATAATGTAAATGAAGTGCCAGTACCAGCATTGTTAGTAATTGTAGTTCTACCAGTAAGATGATTTTCTTCAAACCAAGATACCACAGTATCCATTGCATCAGAACTTGGCATCCCAGATGATAATGCCAATAAAGGCGCATTACCTGTTGGCTGTGTTTGCAACAGCCCCGATGCAAAGTCACCTTTTCTGGCCCCTGCAATATTTTGATTAGATGCAAATACGCCTTTAACTGCCATTTTTGTTTCTCCTAATTAATAAAATAATTAAGCCGCGTCGGCACTGCCAGCGGAATTTGCATCCGCAGCTGCCTGCACTGACTCTTCTGTTTGATTGCCAGATGTTAATGTCGCAATCCAATCCTCATCATCAGATTCCTCATTATTATTGTTTTTATTATGGTGTTCATGTTGCATACGAGAATTACTAAAACCACTAGTATCACCTTTTTCTCGCATATCAAAGCCAAAATGTTGGCCAGATTCTTGTGCTACTTCTTTATAATATTCGCTTGTATTTTTAACCGCATCATCAATAGATAAGCCTTTTTCAAGAAACCCAGTTAATACTTGTTTTGCAACAGGTGCCACAGCTTCATGCGAGGTAAATGGCAATGCACCGTTCATTTGCCGCACAGCCATATCCATTTCTGCCGATGATTTTGTTTCTTGTACAACAACATCTTTTACCGCAGCAATTTTTGCATCAGCCAATTTATTAGATTGTGTTAATGCTACACTAACGGCGTTTTCCATCATTTTTGCCATCACTGCGGATGCTTTTTCTTCATCATCATCACGAATTGCGGCACTAAGATCTTTCATGCTAATGCCCTCATACAAGCCAGCTTTCTTATAAAACTCACGCATAGAAAAATCTTTCTTTGATGACGCATCATTTGATTCTGCCTTTACTTTATTATTATCATTGGCATTGGCATTTGAATCACCATCCTTATTATCCTTCTTTTTTGCAAACGGATTCAAGTTATTATCCACATTATCTTTATCGTTACTATCATCCTGCTTATCATCTTTTTTACCAAATAATTTCATGTTATTAATCTCCTAAAACGTTAATTGTGCGATTTAATTAATTTAAATTATCAGATTTATTTCGCATATAGCCATCAATACCCAATAAATCGTCAATAACGGCAGCCGCAGATTTTAATTGACGTTTTGCCGTTATATGCTGTGCCATCGTGTGCTGCTCGAAATCTTCCGGTTCAGGTATATTATAATATTGTTGCTCAATATATTTTTTAACCCCAACTAGAAATTCTATGAAGATAGGCGTCTCTAATAACTGATGCCAAATAACAACCTGTCTTTCCGCGGAAAGTTGTTTAAATGCGTTTAACAAAAAGTTATGCACCAGTAGTATCCGTATTCGATGGTTGTTGCGTATCTTGTGTAGCTTGCGTACCGCCCGTTTGTTCTTCTTGTGCCGCAGCCTGCAATAACTGAAATGCCAAGGCCTTTTGCTCGGGCGACAACGCATCAATAGGCGATTTTAATTTAAATTGCGATAAATCAGTATAATCACCAAATTGCGATGACATGTAATTAATAAAAGCCACAACATCCATTTGTGACGTTGCTTGTTGTGATTGTAATACAGAATTAAATAATTCTTTCATATTTAACGTTAATGCTAATCTATCTAAACCTTTTAACCCATCAGCAATTGTAAATTCAATGTCAGCATCGAGAAAGTCTACAGGGTTAATGATAACCAAGTTGCCATTCTTATCAAGAATTTGTGTCTCATCTTGAAGCTGAAAAATATTTTGCATTTGCTGATAACGACCCCTATCCATAGCTTGGGATGTAATTATCTTTGCCATTTTAAGATTACGTCTATTGCCACCTTGTACAACCGCCGCTGCTTGATATTGTGTTGCTCTTTGTAATCCAGCAACTTGGCGCAATATATTTGTTGGCATCACTTCTTGCATAAGGTCATTCATGGCCTCAATATTTTCTAGAGTTCGCGTTGTATCTGGTCCATCATTAAATTGTACAATTGCTTTGCGCAAATCTAAATCTATACCACCACCCGACGCTGGAATTTTACCCCCTGCCATATCAATATCACTTGAATCTAGCAGGGGTATTTTTTGTGCATCATAAACCGTTAATCCATATAATTTTTTTCTAACTGCACGTTGATGTGTGTTTAGCACAAAACTAGCGAATCTTTGATGTGGAATTAATCTTTCAGCCGCACCTTTTGCGTCCATTTGAAAATGATCTTCAAATGGCACTGCAATATTAATTGGCAACATGCCATGTGAATTAATCATATGCTGCGCATTAAATATATGCGTATCAGAACCAATTTCAAACTTCCAAATTTGATGTGTAGTTTCCTTTGAAAGCCCAAATTCTGCTGGAATAAGCCAAGCATACATACGATTGTGTTCACGAAATTCTGCAATATCTTTTGTTTCTTCTCTTGCAGCTAAAACAGACGCCCAATCTGTACTAAAATTTGAATCACCAACAGCAAAATCATTGCGTGTTAATGGATGCTCTTGGTAATATAAAAATTGCCGAGGTTGTGTTTTAATAAAATCATCAACATTATGAAAGTCCATATCAGCCGCGGCTTTTGTTAATCTAAATGGCGTAGTGCGCTCGACAAAAGAAAAGAATTGACCTTGTTCTGCCACATCAACAGGATTAACTGTTGGGTCAAGTAATAGATTATAAATATCATAAGCAATTAATGCATTGCCCATAAATATTTTTTCACGCACAGTTTCTCTAATTCCCGCGGTGTTCTTTTCTTTCCTTATTACATTGCCAAATGATTCTTCCCAATTAACACCAAATGCACCAATATTATATCGTAAAGAACTTTGTAAAAATAATGCAAGTTGTCGATAATGATGATAACGTTCAGCATGTTTATTCATTAATGCGGCAAATCCAGAAGCAATATCTTGTTGCTCCGCAGGTGCTTGTGCTGTATAAATTGCTTCATCTGGTGCCAACACAGTTAATAAATAAGTAACAGCCTCATCTAATTGTGAAAATATCAATGACAATTTTTCATCCGTAGGTTTTAACCCTATACCTAGCGCATTGTCACGATTTCGTTTGGCATCATCCTGATCACGACGTAAATAGCCATAATACTCTCTATCTATAACACGAAATAAATCAATATATTGGTCACGACGCGTTCGCGCTAATTCTAATCTGCCAGTAAGCCAAGTTAACAATTTATTATAATCTTCTCCTTTTATTTTTAAATCACTTGATAATTGTACTGTTTGGTTTACCCTGCGTAGTCGTGCCATTATTTATACCTCTGATATTTGATTAATCGATGCAATTGAACCTCTCGGTGCATGTGCTGTTTGCTGCATAATTTTTGCTAGATGTAATCGTTGCATTTGCTCACCTTGTGCCAACATATCAATTACATCATCATCATTTTCCTTTTTCTTTGGTTCATAATTTAATAATTGTTGAGTTGCAACAAAATCACCATAAGTTAAAGCTCTTGATGGCACACTTGTTTTGTTCTTTTTTAATCCAGCAGACCATGAAATTATACGCTGTGATTTTTGTCTATTACCTGTGCCAACCGGCAAAAACTCAAAATCAAGTTGCAAATTATGCAGATATAATAAATGCGTAAAATGATGTTCTAACACTTGTTGCATAGCTGCGCGTTCAACACCGATATATCTAAAACCCCAATGTTTAGCTAATTTAATTGCCATCCAAAATAACTGTGTCGGATCTAATCCTTTTCCATAATCATATTGCAATACTTGCCAAATATTTGCTTCTTCTATCCAACCTTGCGCCCCTACTGCGGCATTATCAGCCCATTTTTCTTTAGAAATAGCAGGATCAATTGTGACATAACCAAAAGCAACTTCTTCTGGCAATCTTTGTGGTAAATAATAAATATCATTTGCATTAATGATATTACCACCTTCTGCCGTGGGTTGATTCATCATTTCTGTGAACCATTGTGCGCTTAATCCTAATTCTACATACATATGATAATCTGCTTTTAATTTTTCAAGTGACCATAACTCAGGCCAAAGCGGTGTTTTATCAAGTTTTAATGCCCCGTATAAAAATGAACGCCATTCTTTAAGCTGTAGTAATTTATACAATACAGATTTTTTTGCTAATAGATTGCCACATACAATAATTTTATTGCTATTTTCATTTAAACATTTATAAAATGAACCAAAAAACCAGCGTAACATTTTTTCATGCATACCATCAGTTTCAACATCTTCTAAATCTTCTAAATCATCACAGATAGCAAGTTGTGGCCTTTCGTTGTCAATATTTATACCACGAACGCGCT